AGATTCTCGCCCTCCTGCTCTGGGTAGGCAGTAACGTCAAAATCCTTCGAGTCCGGCGCAAGCCGGGAATCGGAGGACAGATAGACGAGACCGTAGACCTGGGAATCCTGTATGGCTCCGTCGCCTATTTTAATCCTTGCCGTGAGCATGTTTCAATTCGCATCTTTCACATTGATCGTCCAACTCGTCCTCGTGGGCCAGAACAGGGCAGCCATCGCCCTCGGCAGTGTACCGGCAGTGGTTAGCCCGGCGGATGGACTCGCACTTGTCATCCAGTTTCTTTTCCAGCAGACGGTTCAAATCGCGTGTCTTGCGATTCTCCTCGTCCTGGTCGGAGATGTACTTCTTCTGCATGTCCAAAATCTGCGTGACGTTCTCAAGCAAATCCTTCTCCTTTTTCTGCTTCGAGCGCCAGATGCTTGCAAACCAGCCGATGATGGCCGTGACGATAGGCAGCGCAACATCACGCATCATATCTAAAATTATGGTTCCTCCTTCCATATTATTTGACCTCCTTGTTATAAGTTACTCCAAGAATCTTCGGGGTGGCCTCACAGGTAACGCTGTTGGCTCCGAAGATATAAAGGGGAACCTTAATGGGGGTGGGAAGGACAAAATCGTTCGCGCTCTCGATTCGCATGTCACATCCGTTGGCAAAGTACAGCATGGGAATCTCCTTACGGTCCACATTGAGGCCGGTCTTGATGGTGCCGGTGCAGTGCTGGAATATATACACGCTACGGTCCATCAAGACGTCGCCGTCAAAGTGTTTATCTATGAAAATACCATGCAAGTCAAGCCTCTCTTCCGGAAACTGACGCATCAGAGCGATCGAAGGACAGTCATTCTCCAGGGACCAGTCAACACCGCGCCGATACAGGTGCAGGAATTGCGGTAAATCCTTGCTCCTGCTCAGCAGTTCGGCATATTCATTGCAGATGCCCTTACTGATGGCATCCGCAATTACGACTGATTTCCATTGGTTCTCCTTCATAGCGCAAAGATACAAAAAGTATTTTATTTTGTCGCAACCGCATGAGTGTTTGTATTCGCACTCTTCGGGGTAATCACGCTCTTGAGCATGTAACGCATTTCCGAAATATTCTCGTCGATGCGCTGCATCTGTCCACGGAATGTCTCGTCACCGAAGGTCTGGCCGGTCTGGTTATCAGCGGAAGCTGCCCTGGCCATGGCACGACCGGCAGCAGTGTTCTCGCCGGTGGAGCCTCCGATGGCCGCGAGGATGGCATCTACGGTCGCACTGATGGCGGGCATGTACGACATGTAGAAGTTCTGCGTGTTGATGCCAGCCGCCAGGCCGTTGATGCTCTCCTCGGACGCACCGGCGAGGTCTTTACTGATGCCGGAAAGGTCGCTGCCGGTCGCACGCATGTTGATACCGGCGGCAGCAAGGCGCTGCATGAGGGCCTGCATGGCGGTGTCAATCTTCCCAGTGGCAACCTCTGTCTCAGCGGCAATCTTCGCAATATCCTGCTCGGAAAGTTCCCCGCCCTCCTGGGCCAGGTCGTCAATATCTTTAAAGATGGGCTTCAAGATATCCTGGATGATCTTGGCCGCAAGGGAGTTGACTACCATGGAATCAATCATCTCCTTGAAGTTCTCCTTGATGGCCCCGGACGTGAAAGCGAACTGCTTGTAGGCGTCAATCCAGGATTTAGCGAAGGACTTGGCCGCGGAGGTGACGTCGGTATCGGACATGAACTCGGAAACCTGGGACCGCATTTCGGCCATCTTCTGCTCCAGTTTTTCGGCTTCCTCCTCGTAGCCCTTCGCCTTTTTTTCATCAGCCTTCTTACCCTTCTCTCGCTCCAGTCTGGCCTGCTCACGATAGGCGGCAATCTGGGCCTCCATTATCTTCAACTGCTGGTTGTAGGTGCTGATATAATCGGAGCCGAAAGCCTTCTGGATGGCCTTATCCAGTGCGTCATAGTCCTTCTCAAGGTTATGCAGAATATCCTCCTGCTCCTCAATCTTTTTGTTCAGGCGCTCAACCTTTGCATTGACAATACCCTTAATGAGACCGACAACAGCACCGATGGTCGCAATGATACCTGCGGCCATGGCGATGAAGGGGTTCATCATAAGGGTGGCATTCAAGATGCCGTTCAGCGTAATAATCACAGGGAGAATGGCCGATATGAAGGAGAGGGAGTCCGTTACGCCCTTTAACACTTCGTCAACAATCGGAATATCCTCAATATCAAACACCTCGCCCATGTAATCACGGACGGTCTTCAATCCGCTTGCCAACTGGCCCCATGCACTAACATAGTCAGCCATTCCCTTGATGCCTTTCTCCATCTGCTTATTTGCATCACGGAAGCCGTCCTCAAGGTGGTCAAAATCAAGTTTAACCGTACCCTTGGCGGATTTATTAAACTCATCAATAGCCTTCTTTGCGTTGGCAATTGCCGTGGGGTCCCCAGAGGCAATGGCGGACATACCCTGCTTGGCAAGTCTCGCGCCTGTAAAGCCCTCGCTGACCGCCGTGATAGGGTTCCTGGAAGCCTCGGTATTCTTAACCTTTTCCAAAGCATCAGACATAGCCTTCAACTGCTCAGGAGTAAGAAGGTTGCCCTCCTTGTCAATAATTTCCTGAATCTTGACGGCAAGGTCCGAAAGAGTCTTATTCCCGACACGATCGAGGTCTTCAAAAGCCTTTGTCCATTCATAGGTGTTCTTTAACTCCTCGACGTCAATGGCGGCTGTTTCTTTTGCCTCTTTCTGGTTCGATGCGGCAGTGTAAGTATCCTTAACTTTCGCTGCTTTCGCTCGCTGGGCCGTAGCCTCGTCAGAAGTAATCTGACCTGCCTCCTCCTCCTTCCGGATACGCTCAAGTTCCCTTTTGTACCACTCTTCAATTTCAACCCTGCGCTGAGCCTCGCGGTTATGGACGTCCGTTCTGCGCTCGTCGTAGTCCTTGGCCTTCTCATACGCCTTCGCAATATCCATCATCATGTCGGCATAGTGCTTCTGGCTGTCCTTGGCCATGTCCTTCAAGACATCCTGCCACTCCTTCGGGAACTGACTAAGATTGTCGAGGATATACCCGAAATCCTGACTGTCAATAGCAGCCTTCATTTCGGGAGTCTTTGCATCGGCGCCAAGGGACGCGAAAGCCTCATTCAACTGCGACTGCATACGCTCCTTGAAGTCCTGGCCGATGCCGCCATAAACGGACACCGTGATGGTCGTGGCAAGGTCGGAATCACCGGTCACGGACAGGATATCATCGTAGAACTTCTTTATGGTCTCGCTCCGCTTCAACTCGTCCTTCATGCGCTTGAAGGCGTCCTCAAAATCCTTCGTCTTCTGAGTGGTATCGAGGTCGGTCTTAGCATCCCATAGCGACTGCAATAGCGCCTGAAAATCACGGAGCGCTTTCGCCTTGTTTGAACTGCCTGTAATCTGCTGGCTGAGGAAAGTTGTCAAATCGCCGCTCGCTCCATGCTTCTTCGCTTTCTCAAAAGCCTCATTCATCATATCGGTGTACCAACCAGAAAGTTCTTCGGCGGCACGCTTTTGGTCGGACGCGCTGATGCCCAAAGAAAGTCCGCGAGAAAGCATGATATCGCTCTCTCTGCCAAGAGCGCCAGCCTTATTCATGTACCTATTCAAATCGTCATACCCCTTTTTGAAGTCCTTCATAAACTTCACGCGGTTTTCCATTTGACGAATGAATGGATCCTGAGAGTAGCCGGTGCCATGGAGCGTTTTAAGAAGGTCGAGAGCGTTGAAGTCCTCAAGAATCTTCTTATACATAGCCTGCATTAGCAGCGCGTCATCAAGAGACTGCTGCGTCTGCACTTTCCTCGCACCGGTCGCCGTCTGGAGGGCCTTCGTGTAGAAGTCAACCAGGGCAGTCTGCGCCTCGTACTCCTTAGCAACAGCCTTAAGCGCCTCCATCTGGTCGCCAAATCCCTCAATCTGGTCTTTCGTCAGGGCTTTTATGGCAGTGCCGGTGCTTTTAAGCGTTGTGGTATAACTATTGAGTTGAGAACGCCAAGCATCCCCAAAGAAGTCCGGAAGCGGGGGGCCGATAAGGTCCTTGGTCAATCCCTGCAACGCGGCATCCGCCTCGTCAATAGCAGTCTGAAAGTCGCCAATCTGCTTGTTGAGTTCCATAAGGCGCTCACCAAACTTTGCGCGGTCTTCATCGGAAAGATTGACTTCCTGGTATGTGCCGCTTGCGCCGTACATACCGGAGCCTGTCTGTACATACTGGAGTTTGGTGCCGCTCTGGAGTTGAGCAATAATCTTGTTCCGCTCCTCGACCAGATCTGCCATGCTGTTCTCAGCACGTTGCTTGTCAAGTTCCATTTTGAGGCGGATTGCCTCTCGGGCCTCCTTGTTATTCTCGCGGATGGCCTCGGTATTCAGATCAAGGGCGCCGGTCTGAGCGTCGGTGCCATTGATTGCCTGAGGATAGGCACGGCCCAGTTCTTTTGTGACACGGACGAGTTCGTCAGTCTCCTCCTTGGTCCGGTCCGCCTTATTGGCCAACTGATCGTACTTGTCGCACAGTTTGTCAATATCATCAGCATGAGAAGATGCCTTATTGAAAGACTCGACGGACTTCTGGAACTTATCAATAGAAATCCTCGAATCATCGGTTTTCTTCGCCAGGCGGACAATGACAACTATCAATGC